TGCAACAGAAGCCGCTATTCAGATAGGAACTTCTTTAGATCCTGATGCGTATGGCAAGCTGAACATCACAGATGGAACAGCGTTGACTAACTGCTTTAACGTCCAAGATGATACTAATGCGATCATTTCTGAAGCATTACCCGCAGATACTCAGATTGAAGTTACCGTTACAGAGGGAACTGATTCTGGGACAGCTGCAGGAAAAGGCTACGGTTATGTATCGGTTCTTTGGTACTAGGAGGATATTATGGCAAAATTAACAAGAGCACAACACACTGCAAGTGGAAAAATCCCAGAGAACGGTTTGTCCTCGCTTGAAAATGTAAGTGGAGAGACGTTAGCTTCTCTTGCATTAAACTCGCATGGGCCAAATCAAATGCCTCTAGGTGTAGTTCATAAGTCTATTTCCACTGATCGTGGTAAGTTCACTTTTGACTAGTAATTAGGACGGGGGGCTTCGGCCCCCCAACCTTTGGAGAAATTATGGGTAAATATATAAATCAAGTTGATGCATTTTTGTATGGAAAAACAGTACCAACTTCTCCTAAAGAAGCCTATGGACATAGTGATTGGAAAGGTCGCGGCTTCTTAACAATGGACCAAATGTCTGGTGGGGAAGAAAGACAAAGAGAGTATATGTCTTCTCAGCGTAAAACTAATAACATGGTTAATGTAGACGGAGATATGGTTGGTGCATGGAATTTGGAATTTTAAATATTAGTGAAAATAATAAGAGTACCTGAAAAGGAAATGGTTGGTCTTACTCTCGAAGACTTCGGGGGTAAGAGAGAAGTTAAAACTGTATGTATAGTTAGGTATGGTGGATTTGGAGATATGATACAAGTATCATCATTGTTTCCATTGTTAAAAGAACAGGGTTATCGTATTTGCGTAAATGTTACGGAAAGAGGTGAGGACATATGTAGAAGTGATCCTCATATTGATGAACTTTTAATCCAGAAAACTGATCAGATTCAAGCCAATAGATTGACAGAATATTGGGATATTATGTCTCCATGTTTTGATAAGTTTGTTCAGTTGTCAGAATCTATAGAGGGAAATTTACTTCTTATAGGAGATAGGTTCGAGACTTTAGATGGTAAAGCTGTAAAGGTATCTGGAGATAAGAGGTTCACAACATTAAGTAAAGAAGAAGTTCATAAGATATGCAATAAGAATTATATGGAAGAAACCCATGATAGGGCTGATGTACCATATAAGTTTAATCCTAGATTTTATCCAACAAATAAAGAAATTAGATGGGCAAAGGATGTAAGACGAAGAATAAAAAGTAGATATATAATATTATGGTCTTTATCTGGTTCTTCAGTTCATAAAGTATATCCTTGGACTGATGCTGTAATATCTAACATACTAATAAATAGGGATGATGTATCATTCATTACAGTAGGTGATGATCTTTGTCAACTTCTTGAAGCTGGATGGGAGAAAGAAAAGAGAGTTATAACTAAATCTGGTAAATGGTCAATAAGAAAAACATTAGCATTTCTAGATGTTTGTGATGTAGTTATTGGACCAGAAACTGGCGTGTTAAATGCAGCTTCTACTCTTGATTGTCATAAAATTGTTATGCTTTCTCATTCCTCAAAAGAAAATCTTTCTAAACACTGGAGCAATACAACAACATTAGAACCAAATTATTATTCTAATTTTTGTTATCCATGTCATAAGATGCATTGGGGATTCAATACTTGTAATAGAGATGAAGAAACCGGGGGTGCTATGTGCGCTGCTAATATTAAACCAGAAGATGTAGTATCAGATATATTAGGAAATCTTAGATGAGTACATATTTAGTTTTATGCCAAGATATGGCTAGAGATGTGGGAATACCAGGGACAGGTCCATCTACTACTACTACAACAAACTTATCTGAAGAGGAAACTTCAGTAGTTCGTTATATTAATCAGGCAGATCAAGATATACAAAGTAGGTGGTTTGATTGGGACTTTATATGGACAGAAGCCTCAATTGCATGCATCAATGGAACGTCTACATTAACTTCTTCTAATACAGGATTTCCTGGAAGTGCAGCAGCTTATCCTCCATTAGGAAATTGGAAGCTAGACTCTGTTGTATGGGATAAGACAAGTGATGATTACCAGATATTAGAATACATGGTATGGAACGAGTATAGAGAAATATATAAATATGGTACTGTTGCTTCAGATGTTCCAGAAGTTTACTCTGTAAAACCAAATGGTGATCTTGACTTATATCCAACTCCTAATGCAACAACTTCAGTAGCTGCAGAATATTGGAGAACGCCTATTATATTGAGTGATATTATATCACCAGCTACTACTGCTGATGCTAATGTATCATCAATCCCTCCAAGATTCCATAAGATTATAATAGCTAGAGCTAAGATGTACTATGCTGAGAACGAAGATGCCCCAGAAATTATGGCGGGAGCATTAGCTGAATTTGAAGACTTACTAGATAAGTTAGAAGCAGATCAATTACCAAGTCAGAAAAATAGAAGATTCTCATCAGCTCAGAATATGTCTAATTTTGTAGTGAGACCTGAATGAGTAAGTTAGTAAATAGGCAAATAACTTCCAGTAGGTTACAGTCTACATACTTCCCTTTTGAAGGCGGAGTAAATATGGTTGATCCTTCGCTTTCATTAAAGCCTGGAGAGTTAGTAGCTGCAAATAATTTTGAGATTGATATACGAGGACGGTATAGAAGATTAGATGGTTATGAAAGATTTGATGGCCAAACTCTTCCATCTGATATTACATATTATAGGATTCCATTTACTGTAGGAACGGCTAGAGATTCTGTATTTAATAGTGCTTTTGGTACTGCATTTGATATGCAGATTCCATCTAAGGGTGATCTGGTAAAGGGTGAAACTAGTGGCGCTATAGGTTCAATACTTCAAGTTAGCATTGAAGATGTAACTGGTGATTCATCAGCTGGATCTTTTTCAAACTCTGATGCTGAAGGGTATGTATATTTTACAGTTGTAACTGGAACTTTAGAGGATGGAGAAACGCTATTTTTTCTAAACAAAGACAGCGCATTTGACGCTGCATTTAACGTGGAGTATACATAATGGGAACACCAACAGCACTAAGAAAAACTAGGGCAGTTTTAACTGGGACTAGCTTTGCTGATAACACAACGGGCGCTATTACTGCTCAGATGGTAAGACAATTTACTGAATCTGGTATGGGTGGATATGGAACTATATATTCACCAGCGGGAACACCAGCAAGTCAGGCAGTAGGATCATTAGCAACTGCAACAATAAATTGGAATGAAGATTCAGTTGGGGCTAATGGTCCTGATGATACTGGAACTGTATCTGCTACTACAGTAGGCACTGATGCTGATTTTGCTAATGATAGAATCAGGATATATGATAAAGGATTCTTTATGGTTAATCTGGGTATTAGTTTTGCTCAGACTGGTACGGACACTGTAATATGGACATTCAGAATTGCAACTCAGGATACTGGAGGTTCAGTTGTGTATCCGGGATTTGACGCGGCTGTTCAAAGAGTGGTTGCTACCTTAGAAAATATGGTATCTGCTTCTGGAATAATTGATACTACGGGCCATACCACTTATACAGATGTTCTTGCACAAGTTAAGAATGGTCATGCAAGTAACTCTGAGAATTTTCAAATGCATTATGGACAGATGTCTGTTTTTAGAGTAGGTTAATGGGAGTCTTAGCAACCTCTCTTTCATACGGTCCTCCTGTATTAAGAGATGCATCTGTAGACGCATCACTTGTTACAGAACTACAGGCCGCCCAGGAAGATCAAAGGGCTCTTATAGGCGTTGTTCCCGGAGAGGGAAGCGTTCTGGGTGTATGGGTATACAATGGAGATGTGTATGCGTTTAGAAATAAATCAGGTAGTGCTACAGCTGGTATGTATAAAAGTACATCTACAGGATGGAGTGAGATTGATCTAGGAACAGCACTGAATTTTGATGGAACAACTCAGGATGGTGAACCTCTACCAGGAGATACAGGAACTCCCACAACTATAGTTGGAGCAGGTGGAGCACAGGGAGATTTGATGGGTATTTCCTATCATGGTCTATGGGAAACTGGCGCTGCTGGTGTAATGGTATTAGATAATGTAACTGGAACATTTGTTGATGATGAGGCGTTGAATATGCCTCTTATATCATTTGATAATGGAGAGACAGAACCTGTTGCTGGTGACACTATCACAGGAGCCACATCTGGTAAGACTGCAATTATAACCAGTGTAAGATTGAGCAGTGGAGCATGGGATGGAAGTGCAGTTGGATATTTTTCAATAAAGGATAATAGTGGTACCTGGACTGATGGAGAAAATATAACTATAAATGGTATTAAGCATGCTGAAATTGCAGCAGCTTCACAACCATCTAATGTAACCGTTGCTAAAGCAGATGGTACACAATATGCACAGACAATTCAACCAGGTGGAAAATATGAATTTGTTACATATAATTTTAGAGGTGATACTTCTGGAATTACAATGTATGGTGTTAATACTGTAGATAATGGATTTTCTTATGATGGCACAACATTTATAAAACATTTTACTGGTATGGATGTAGATACTCCAGAACATATAGCGGCTCATATAACACATTTGTTTTATTCTTATCCTAATGGTTCAATACAGCACTCAAGTATTAAATTTCCTAATCAATGGAGTGTAGTTACAGGGGCCGGTGAACTTGTTGTTGGTGATAATGTAAGTGGATTTTCTACAGAAGTTAATAATGTAATGTCGGTTTTTACGCGCAATGACGCGTATATGCTATATGGTACTTCAGCAGCTACTTGGGAATTAAGACAGTTTCATGCTGGTGCAGGCGCTATAGCATATACACTTCAGAAGATGGATCAAACATTCTTTCTGGATGATAGAGGAATTACATCTCTATTTACAGTTCAATACTTTGGTGACTTTCAATCTGCTGTAGCATCAGATAAGATAGATCCATATATACAAGCAAAGAAAGAAAACACTGTAGGATCCATGAAGGTTAGA